TTGAGACGAGAAAGCGCGACCAGTATTCGTAGATTCATTGCCTAGACGAGTTTGTTTTTTAGAAACTTCTTCGCCGGCTTTTCCTACCTTATTTATATCTTGGGCTACTTTATCAGCGCCTTGAGATTGAAATAGTGCTCTAATTACTGTTGTTATAGTTCCGGCCACTCTAGCTCCTTAACTTTGATTGTCTCTGTCTTTCATAATAAGTATTATATTGACCTATTATGTATGTTAGCAGTTCAAATACCTCGCGTCTATCCTCTATTTCATAGAAATCAAAGATGTCTCCTATACCAGAAAACTCTTTACCTAACCATATACCATTCATACCTTCAATCTTATCTGGTAAGATGCTAAATAGCATAAGAGCCTGTTGAGTTTCAAAAGATAAATCTCCCGGTTCGATAGGTATATCTTTCTCAACAGGCTCTGTGCCCATCTGTCGACAAATTTCGAAATACTGTTCTTTAGAAATACTACCTCCAGCAAAACCTTGCTGAAGGTATTTCTCTAGTTTTTTACTGTCGTTTCTCTCTTTTTAACAGAGAATGCTTCTAGATCATTTACTGTATCAGTAATAAACTGATCGAAAATACTACTATTTTTTAGTAGTTCAAGAGCTTCTTCAGTAGAATATGGTAATTCATCTTCTGCGTTCATTGCTGATATATCTACCGGTAGCAACTTCGGAAGATGCTTAACTTTAAGACCTTTCCAGCCTTTAATTACGCGTTCAGCGTAAGCCTCAACAAACTTGTCATTATCCACCTCCTCTTCTCTTTGGCGGGTGCGTTTGTTGAATTTGTACACTAGTGCCTGATTTCTAATTTTCATTAAGTCTTCGCGAGGAACATAGCTAATAGTAACTACGAAACCTTCTGCTTCTGGAAATTCTACATCAATAGTCTTGTCTCCAGTGACAAGTAGTGATTTAATTTTAGACATTTTTCCTCATAATTTAAAAATAAAGTGGCGCTTACCGTTTGATCGACGCACGATCGGATGAGGGGATCCCGAAAGATTGTCGCGGTAAGCGCCTTTGGTATTAAGTTAACTAGCCCCTCAACTAGTTAAATGTTACTTCTTAGCGTATAGGTCTACTTCACCACCGGTTGTAACGGTATTGATTGGTTCCTGTGCTTTGAAGTTTACTGATATTGAAATAATATCTTCAATTCCGTGAGTTGGAACGTCAAATACTACTGCAGGCATATTGAATGCTAGGTATGGAGCAGTAACTCCTCCAACAACTAGGTTTGCATTTGAGAATGCAGTAGGAGCTGGACGACGATCATTAGCTAGATCACGTAGGAATTGAGCAGAATCTCCATCTGCACCACGCAGGTAAGCGGTGAAGGATCCTGTTACTTCTCTAGAACCCGTGAAGCTACCAATAGGGGTATTAACCTTTGATAGTTCTTCTGGAGTGATGAAGGTGATATTATTGTTATAGTTGAAGGTGAGAGCCGTGATTGGGAAAGTATAAGTTGTTGAAGAACCGCCTTCAGGCTGAAACTTAACAGTTAGGCTTGAAAGTCTATTCTTAATGAAGCTTGCAGTAGAGATTGTTCCTGCTACGTTCCACTGATCCCAAGGCTGATAAGAATGAGTTGCAGTGGTTACGTAAGCATTACTGTTAGCGTCTATTGTGGTTCCATTATTTAAAATACCACCAAACACAGATACTGCATTATTTCTAGGAGTACCAGTTAGTTCGATTAGGTTAGTGCCAAATCCAGACCAAGTAGTAGTAGCAACTGCGTCAATGGCAGCGTCTACTGCAGCCTGATTAACTGCTGTATTAGATACCTGATATATAACGTTATCAAGTTTAAAATACATATTATAAGTAGCAGATGTACCGAAATTAGGTGTATGAGCAGCAATATTACCGCTAGCATTTCTAGCAGCACTGGCAAACTTTCCGCCTGCCTGCCATACGCTAGTAAGCTTATTGGTAGTATAGGTAGAAGTATTTGACATAAGAGCCTGCCATAGATACCAATCTGAGGTAGGCATTGAATTACCTGATGTGTGAACCAAAGTACCGCCAGTAGTATTTTCAATACCAGTTGGACGGATATATGTTTGGAAATTCCACTCTACAGGGTTCATTGCTGTTTTAAAACGCTTACTAGAGCGATCTGGTGTAGTGCCGCTCTCTAAGCTATTGATGTCCTGAGTAGCTGCAGCCTGTGACATTGCATAACCTGCAAGGATTTCAACCTTCCAAGTATTTGCCGGTGTCATTGCTGATACTGCGTCTCCATCGTTAAGACTTACAGTAGAAAGGAACACTTCACTATTTCTTTGAAGGTTCAATGTTTGTGCCATAATTAACTCCTTAATATAACCCTATGAGTTAGGCGGTCCCTCTTATATTTTATAAGTATAACACCACTTACTATAGGGCGCAAATAATAAAAATTTCAAATGTTAGAATCTTGTATATATACTATTAACGCTCTAATCTCTACTACTCCATAAGGTTCCATTATGCCTTCATCTGTTGATAGAGACTGAACTCTACATTCAGTTACGTTTAAGTCTTTAAAAGTAGAACGATATTTCATAGAATCAATAATATATTGAATATCCTGAGCTAGATCAGCTGCTTTTTCTATAGGGTTATCATCACTATAGATATAACCTCTAGCTTCTAAGATAAAACTAGAAAATACCTGGGCATCTCCTATTCTGCTTCGAGTCTCTGCACTGATTGGGTAGCAATACACACTAGGGAAATCATTTACAGCAGATAAATATTCTTGTCTTGCAAAAACGTTTGTAAAAACATTAGTACAAAACGTATATGGACTACGAGGACTGTTAGGTAGGGTCTCTGTAGTTCCATCTATTAACTTAAGAGCTGAAACTATCTCATTTATAATTTGTCTACGTTTACTGCTCATTAATCATCCACATCGTATTGAACATTTATCATTATCTCTCCTAGGCCATAAGGGTCTAGTAAACCAGAATCAGTATCTATAGAAGCAATCTCTGCAAATATAATCTTATGATCTTGATTATATTTAATACGTTCTACAACATGAGTAATATCGTCTACAAGATCCTCTAATTTATACAAACTATGTTCTTCATATGCATAAATTCTAATCATAATAGTCATAGAAGCTTCAGTATTAGTTTTAGAATTATATCTATAACTCTCTTCTCCGGCCTGAATATATACGCTAGGAAAATCGTTTATCTGATCTATAAATTTTAAACCTTTATATACGTTTTGAAAAAGATTAGTTTTAAAAGTGTAACCATACGAACTTGTAGAGCCGTTTATAGTTTTCAGTTGTGTGATAAGATAATTAATTATCTCTCTACGTCTACTTGTTGCCATTATTCTAAACCCTGATTAGCTTTTACTAGGTTAAATCTCTTACCAAATAAACTTCTAGTTACGGAGTTGAGAGAAGAACCAATAAGATCTTTTGGATTTCTAGAAGTAGCTTCATGAACCCAGTAGTTAGGATTATAGTAATATTGCATATTTTGTGTTCTCATATCAGCCATTACTTGTAGGCTATTTACAAACCTACCTGTACGATAGGTTAGCACTCTAGAAGACTTAGGAGGGCCACCGACTGGACCAATAGGCATACGACGAAGCATTTCTCTTTTAGTTAGGGCAGTTATCGTATCATCGGTGATGAAATCACCCATAGTTTTAGTAGACCCTCTAGTCTCTCTTAAAATAGATATAATAGAATTAATTCTACTTTGAAAAGCTGCTTTATTTATACGAGGTATATAAGTGTTTGGATATTTAACTGTAGAAATAGGTATAGAACCTCCGGAGGGTACTAATATTTGAGTAGTTACAGTAGGTGGAGCCAGCAATAGGTCTTTGATATCTGAATCTTTAATTATTTTATCTACAGTTTGTTCTGATTTACTCTGAATAGCTTTTTTTAATCTTTCTAATACTTTATTTTCATATACTGTAGTATAAGATATATATAAACTAGAACTCTGCACCTGTAAACTAGTATTTTCTACTTTAAAACTTTCTGGTAAATAAGCAGAATATGACTTAACAGTTTTACCAGATCTTACTACATACTGCATCCATAGATTTTGTCCTTTAGCTCTCATCTGTTTAACTGCGGCCGAATCTCTAAAATAAAGTATTTTAGAATCTGAGCCTGTATATTCTCCGGTAATTGCAGAATGAAGAACGTCTTTTGATCTATCAAAAAAACTTTTAACAATACTAGCACGGCGTTTATTTTCTACGTTACTAGTATCTACAGCAGTGTATATTGGTATAACTAAGCTAGATCCTTCAGGTTTTGTCTCTCCTAAAACACTTTTTAAGTTTATCTGTCTACCAGTTAATCCTCTAGGAGTTTTTCTACTAATATGTAAAGAATCATCACTACCGCCTGATAAGTCTATACCGAAAGAACCTTTAATCTCTATACCGCTTATAGTTTGTAACAAGGCTAATCTTCTATTAGGATCTTTTTCAGTGTTTGCA